TCTTGAGCCTTTTCTACTCTTAATGTATCATAGCTAAGTTCTTGCAAAGCTCTTTGTGCGTAAAAAGAAATATCTGTTCTTTTTAGTTTAGGTATTATTTTACCTTCACCTACATAACCTATTTTAAAGTTAGTTATAATATCTTTCATTGTTATGAACTGATAGTTACCTAGCTGTTCATCAAATGTTGTTTGTTTAACAACTATAGCTACTCCGTCTGCAGGAGCTGTTGTAAAAGTAATAACGCCTGTGCCAGAGTTATAGGAATATAGATTATTGTTTTGTTGAACTTCGTCAAAAAAAATATCAAACTGAGCTTCAGCAGTAGGTAATGGACTAAACGTTAAAGTAAATGTAGTGTCCGAGCCATCTCCAGTAAAACTTTGACTATTATTATAATATTGTTGCTGTGTTCCTGTAAATAATGCCATTTATTAAGCTTTTTGTTGTTGTATCAACTGGTTTTCTTCAGCTGATGCTACGTTGTACATTTCTAGTTCTCTTACTTCTAATCCAGCTAATGCTAATATTTTTATAACTAATTCTGTTTCTTCTGAAGCGTGTAGTTCAAAATCAACACTACCTGTCGCATTATATTGAGGCGCATTAGAAACAGTTGTAAAATTCCAAATAACCTGAGCAGGAGGAGTTATTAAATCGCATGTAACATTTGCATTAATATCAGCGGTTGGATAACACGTTATAGCAGTTTCACCTCTTTTTATATAAACAGGTCTTTCGCTTACCGGAGCTGTTAATGGAGAGTTTACAATATCGTTTATCTGACCAAGATTAATATGTTCTAATTCTACCAAGCGAGTTCCAGTGTTAAAAAATACGCCACCTAGTCTATAGTGAGCAGGTAATGTACCTAAGCCATTAGCACCTGTCATTGTTACTGTTTGTTGAAATCTTTCAAATATCGCTATTTTTTCTTCTAAAATATCAACCATATCAGAGTGTCTGGTTTCGTTACCCGGAAGTCTAAGGAATTGGTTTAAATCGTAAAAGTATTGCTCAAAAATATCCATTTGAGCTTGATTAGCAAATAGCAAAAACTCTACTGGAGAAACAAAACCTCTTTGTTCTTTGTTTAAAATTGCTAATACTCTTTGGTATACAGTATCTACGCTTACTGCCATAATTTTTTATTTTTATAATGATATAGCCACCTTGTTTAGTGGCTATACCACTATAAAAGATGATTATTTCAATCGTTTTTCAATATTCTTATATAATTCAATACCTTCATCTGTTTTTAAATATGCTGCTAATGCAGAATATGGATGCTCATCGAAAGGCACTGTAAGTATTTTTTTATCATTACTAGCCCACATTATAACTCTTTGATCAGAAGATACTTTTAATATATCTGCTTCTACAGCTCTAATACCAAAATTTCTTAATTCTAAAGTTTCATCTGTTGCTAGTTCTAAAAAAAGTTGTGGATTTCTTCTTGCAAATAAAAGCACATCTCTTTTTAATTCAAAACTACTCATCTTTGTAACGTTGCTTCCGCTTTCGTGTCTCATTATAGCTTCTATGTGGTCTATTTCTAATTGTCTAGCTATGTTTAGAGCTTCTATTTCCATTTCTAACCAATCAATATGGTTTTCAGCGTTTTTAACATCATCTTTTTCCATTATCATTTTATTTACTGTATAAGGATGATAATTAGATAAAAGTAGTTGTAAGTTTTGTTGTTCTTTAGGAACATGCAAAGTACCATTTCTAAAAACTATATGCCCTAGCGTTGCTTCGCCTTTTTGTTCATCAACAAAAGGAGACGCCATGTTTGTCGCATACCTTAATTCTCTTTCGTAGCCTAGTTCGGGATCGAACCAAAGTACTTTTGTTTTTGTTGTGTGTTTAGAAGGAACTGTAAAAACCAATGGACTTTTGTCATTTCCTAAATAATAATACCTATCTTTAATTTCCCAGTTTTCTGGTTTGGTAATTTTAATTTTTTTATTTTCTGTTTTTTCCATGATATAATATAATATAAAAATTTATAAAAAATAAAAAGAAGGACGGAGAGCGTTTACATGCATGCCGTCCCTCTTTTTAACAATTAATACTAGTTAGTATTTTTCAATAAAACAAAGTTGTTAGCAGCTTGAACGCATAAACATCTTTCAGTTAAGAAGTTAACATTCATTGCATCTTCGTCTGAAGTATAGTTGCCTCCAACAGAACCAGTAATCCAAGATTTCATTCTTCGATCATCAGCTTCAGAAGCTCTATAACGTACGTGTAAGAAAGGTCGTGCGATATTTCTACCCATGTTTTGATCGTAAACAGTAGATGTTCCAGCAGGAACAACAACTCCTTCAATATCATTAATTAATCCACGAGTAGTAGGATCGTTTAAGTATTTCCAGTCTGTTTTATAAAAGTCGTAAGAACCTCTACGGAAACCAGAAAAACCTAGGTTAAGCGCCATTTCTTCTTCGTTATTAAATACTCCATAAGAAGTACCACCTGCTCCATAAGAGTTTTGTTGGGCAAGCATATTATCAATAGCTAAAGCACAATCTCTTTTTAAGAACAACATGTTTTCTTCAATAGCTCCTTGCTTATCTAACTCTTTAAGAATTAAATCAAACTCAGCAACACCTGAAGCAGCAGATTGAGCAGCTCCAAAGGTTTGATCGTTAAATACCAAGCCTCTTGATTCAATAGCAGCAAACAAACCTTCTGTACCTGCGTTGTCATCACCAGCAGTAGCGCCTAATTCAGTGTCAACTGTTGTACTATTAGACCCTTTTTCTGCTTCAATTAAAGCCATCTCCATTTGATCTTCAAAACGTAGTCTTGCTTCGTGTTCAGATTTTAAGTACCAAAGATAACCTGAAGTACCTATTTCTGTAGCAACTTCAACCCAGCCAATTTGAGCAGTATCAGAACCTGTAACTCGATACTTATCTCTCATTATAATAGGTTTATTAGAAAACTTTGTAAAAGGAGCTTCTTTTGAAACATGAGCAGCAGCCATTGTAGAACCTTTAGTATATTCAGTTCCATAAACAAATAGTTTTACAGTATTACCATTTTCAATAGTATTACCAGAAACATTTTCTGTATGAGCACCTGCGTAAGGTAAAGCAGTTATCCTTTTGTTCGTACTTGAAGTATCAACAGCAGAAATATAAGCTTTGTGAACAAAAGTTCCTTCAGCTATAACAACCGTGTCTCCAACGTTTATTAGTTTAGCATCTGCTTGAGTATTCATGTCATACGTACTAGCAGCTTTTGCAACACATGATACATTGTCAAAAGCTACGTGTATTCTACCTTGTTCTGACCAAACAACTTCATCAGAAGCCATTGGCATTTCAGCACCTACCATACGTAAAAATCCAGAAACTGTACGATTACCATATCGTTCAACTTCTTTTTCATATACTTCCGGAAGGAATTGTTTAGCGAAATTAAAATCGTTATCCGCTATGTTTAAATAGTTATCCCCAAATATTGATTGAGTGGGGCGTGGCGTTAGAGAGTTTAATTGTGCTCCCGACGCCGCAATTGATCCAGCCATAATTAATTATTTTTTTAAGTTATTTTATTATTACTTTTATTAAGTTTTACCTTAAATTGAGCGCTGTCTATTTGGCTTGGAACCGCTCTTACTTTAAAGCCATCAGATTTTATTTCTCCGCTGTGAACACCTCTTGGGTTCATATCAACGTTTTTAGAATTTGCCATACTTTCTTTTATAGCGTCTGATTTGCCTTGTTCATAAAAATGGTTTGCTACCGCATCAGCGTTCATTGCCGTAAACAATGATTTATGATAACCTTTAGCATCTTTCATAACATTTTCTTTGTTCAAAAACTTTTTGACAAAATTGTTAATGTCACTTTGGTTGCTTTTAACATCATTAACATTATTTACTTTAAATCTGAATTTTTTCTCACCAACATTATATTCAAAACCTTTGAACTTGTCGTTAAAAAATTCATTTGTTTTTTTATCGAAAACAGATCTTTGTTGTTTAACAGCACTGTCTGTTTGTTCTTTTTCTTCGTTATACCTGTTAAAAAACTCTACAGCTTTTTGTTGTTCAGGATTTAACTTAGAACCTGCTTTTATTTCTTCGTAATATTTGTTTTTTAAACTATTTACGTGCTCTCTAGCTTTTGCAGCTTCTTCTTTAAAAGCAAGCTTTTTTCTTTTTACTTCTTTTTCATCGTCAACATCTTCTTCGTAACTAAACTTATCTTCAATTAAAAAATCTATTTCATCAGAAGTTAAATGTTTTTTCTCTTGTTGATAATACTCTCTTAATAAAGTTTTATCATCAACGCTACTATAATCTTTGTTTATAGCTACGTAGTCTTCTACAGAACCTCCTGTATCATTCATAAAATCAACAAGCTTTTGAAGTTTTTCAGGATACTTTTTTTCTTGTTGTTTTGGTTCTACTATTTTTTCTTCAATAGGTTTTTCTTTTACTTCTACTTTAGGTTCTTCTTTTTCTTCAGTTATTTCTTCTAAAATAGGTTGCTCTTTAACCTCTTCTTTAACTTCTTCTTTTTTAGGTTCTTCTTTTACTTCTTCTATTACTTTTTGTTCGGTAGATTTTTCATCTGTTTTTTTGACGTCTTTTTCGAGAACTTTTTCGCTAGTTGCGGGTTTGTCGCCCACAGGTATCTCATTTGTGCTTTGCTCTTGAACGGCATCTTTTTTAGCTTTAGTTAAATCTAACTTTACAATATTATCTACTTCTTTTGTAACCAATTGTTTAGGCAGTCTAGCCTTAAGTTTTGGTTCTTTAACAGATTTTTTTTCTGTTTTTTTTACAGTTTCTTTTTTTGCCATGATAAAATATTATATGATTATACAATTATATATATTACTTAGGTTCGAAAGAACCTAAATCAAAGTCACCACTAATTGTGTCGTTTCCAGAAGATTCGAACGTTTTTGGTGCTTTATTGGTAATTCTTTGATCTATTAACTCACTTTGTTGAGAAGCTTGTATTTTTGTTCTTTCATCTTTTCTATCTTCTTTATAAGCTTCTCTTTGTCTATATACTTCTGCTTCTTTTTGTTTTAAAGCCATATTTATTTTAAACTCATAAGCCATTAACTCTTTTTTCAATTGAGCTTCTTGCATGAGTTTTTGTAAGTCCATATCTGCTTTAACTTGCTCTAGCTGCGTTTGACTAGCTGTTATAGCTTGGCTTTTTTGAACCTCAGCTTGAGCAGCAGATCTTTGAGCATCTGCATTAGCTTGAGATTGAGCTTGTATATTTTGCTGTTGCATCAACTGGTCTTTTTCCTGTTTCTTTTTTCTTCTTAACTTTAACAGTTGATTAGCTGTTTTTAAATTTTTTACTTCTCTAATATCAATAGCGTCTTCTAAGTCTATGCCTTGTTGAGCAATTGCGGCTTGTATGTTATTCTCAAGCAACTGTTTCTCCTCTTCATCTGGTGAAAGATCTATAAATATTCCAAAGTCATATAAGTGTAAATTTTCTAACTCTGAAAGAGTCGCTACGTTATGTGCTCCTATTGATTGTATGAAAGCATTTTTAGTAGGAGAAAACTCTAATATATCAGAAACTCTTAAAGATATACACTCTGCTGTTTCACAGGTTAAAAATAATCCGCCTTCAAGTATGTTTCTTGTAGCGGTGTTTGAGTTTGCAGCAGCAAGTTTTTGTATACCAACTAAAGTTTTAGGATCTGGCATACTACCATCTCTTGCTTCGTTTAATCCAGTTACATCTCTTATCATTTGTAGATAATAATTGTACGTTTGTATTAAACTAGCTAACTTGTTACCTCCACTATTATTAGCTATTTCTTGTATTGGCACTTTACCAGGGTTCATGTCTCCTTCAGAAGTAAATGATCTGCCTATAACAGAACCTGTTTGGAAAAACATGTTTAAAGCTTCTTGTGGATTATAATTAGTTCCATTTCCTAAATCTATTTCAGCTAAACCATCTGCATCTAAATAAACACCATCCGGCACTACCTTAGATAATACTTGTTGTATTTTTAAATGAGTTAGTTGTATCATATCAGCAAAGCCAGTTATTCTACTAACTAAACTTTCTATTCTACCTTGGTACATTCTAGGTGCAACTAAGGAATAGTTCATTTTAACTTTAGTATGATCGCTTTTAGGTCGCATCATATTCTTAGCTATACCCCATTTTAACAAGTAATCAGTCCCTAGTATTATAGCTCCTTCAAATAAAACCTCAAGAGATCTAGATATTTTACTAAATTGATCAGCGTATTCTTCAGGCGGATCAAAACTATCATCTTTTATTATTATTTTACTAGCGCCAGTAGCTGTTTCTTTTACTTTATAAACTTCGTTCATATATGTTTTATAATTAAAATATAAAACTTGAACATTATTACTATCTCTTTCATTTGACTTTGAAGCAGTTCTTTGATAAAAATCAGCATATCTA